ACGATTTTAATAGAGCAAAAATAGTTAAAGAAGTTATGGCTCTTTATCAAAATTATAATGGAGATAAGATTAAAGCATTAAATGTTACTAAGGAATATAACTTAGATGGATTGCAAGAACCTGGACAAATTTTAAATGTAATTAATTTTGAAGATGCAAAGAATACTAATGCTGTTGAATATATAATTAAGAATATGCCTAATGCAAAACCTAAAGATAGAAATGATGCAATTAAAATTGTAGAAGATCATATTCAAATACAAAAATTAGTAAGTGATGCTAAAAATGGAACTAAAATAGATTTTAGAGATATAGAACAAAAAAAATTATTTGGTAAAGCTATTTTAGCTAACAATGGAATTAATGATGAAAACATTACTGACATAACTAATCCAGACTTAGGTAAAGCTATTAGTCTAATGGCTAGATATGATATAGAACCAGAAGCTATTATTAATAGATTAAATACTAAAGTAAATGTAGACTTTAATAATCCAGGACAAATAGAAATCTATAAAGAAAATCTTGGTTTATACAAATTTATAAAAGCTCAATATCCTGGTTTAACTTTAGAAAATTCTTTTATATATGAAGAAGGTTTAAAAATGGGAGCTACAGCTGTACAAGATGATAAGTCTTTAGGTTTTAGATTAAATGATATTGTAAAAGATGTTCCTAAATATAAAGAAAGAGAAAAAAAAATAAAAGATAATTTAGCATTATATACGCCAGAAGTTGTAGAACAAATTTCTGAAGTTATTAGTACATTAGATATTAATACAGATTCTTGGTGGGCTAAAAAATTTACTTTAAGTGAAAAAAATAAATATACAGATTTATTTCACAATAGTGGTACAAAATTATTACCTAATAAATCATCAACATTATTAACTCCACAAATAAAAGGTAAATTGTTAGACAATGCAATAACACATTTAACCAATATGGTTGGTAATAAAGATTTTGATTTAAATAGTGATGAAGGAAAAATTATGTTTCAACAATCTATTATTAAAGCTTTAGATTCTTTAAAAGATCAAGGTTTGACTGGAACAAAATTTAGTGGAAACAATCAAATTAAAATGGTGAAAAATGCATATGAAGATAAAATTGGAATACAAGATCAAGGTTTTGAAAATTCTATTATAGCTTATGGAGAATATTTAAATAACACTTTAACAGAAACACAAAAAAAAGAAAGATTTGGAACTGTATTAGCAGATGGTATTTTTAGTAAAGGAAAAATTCAAACTAATAATATTAGCAATATTATAAAAAAAGAAATAGATAATGGATTTGAAAATACTATTATAGAATTTGCAGGAACTTATAATGAGTTTGGACAACCAAATTATCATTTAAAAATAAATCATAATAATACTATTATCAATTTAACAGAAGGTACTAAATATTTTGATCCCACTGCATTTGCTGGAGTTAATAAAATTAGTGGTAAAAATGGAAGTAGAGATCAACTCATTCTTACTTTAGCTGAACAAAAATATGAAGCGTTTGAAAAAACTTTTGGTCATTTGCTAGATGGTAATTCTTGGTCAGAAAACTTTGCTAAATCAGTAGTTTATAAAACTATTAAAATGGGTATAGAAGCTAGTGATTATAAATGGTACCCAGATATTCCAGGATTAAATGATGTACCTACAGAAATGAAACCATTTGCATTTATATTTAAAACTTTAGGAATAGATGTAGATTTAAAACCTTACTATGATGAAGGTATTAAAATTAACAATGAAATAGATCAACACTTATCTATGGATGCACAGATAGAATCTGATGCTAGAATTAGTCCTAAAGATAAAAAAGTAGAATCTGTATTTCCTCCATACAAAACAAAATACACTAGACAAAATGCTAGTCTGTATTACAGAAAATATGCATATGATAATTATCAAAATACTTCTTTACCATTAACATTAAGAACAAATAATTATATGGCAGTTATGAAAACTGATTCATCTTGGGAAGGTGAAATAACTGATATTAATACTGGTAATCAAGCTGCGATTTTTGCTAGACCTCAAGATTCTATTAGAGCTAGTATAAGAGTTATGATTAACAACTCATCAATTATTAATAATAATACTACTAAAAGATATGGTGACACACCAACAATAGAAGAAATTTTAACAAGTTACGCAGAAAAAACAGAACCATACTTAAATGCTTTAGAAGCTAAAACTGATATGACAAGAGATACTGTAATTAATTTTTTAGATAATAATCAAATGCATGGACTAATTAAATTTATGATTGAACATGAAATGGGATCAGCAGCATTTAATAAATATTATCCTGCAAATAATCAAGTTTTCTTAGACTCTATGATCTTTGATGGATATGAACAAGGTATCAATTCTTACAAAGGTCAACTAGGAAAGATTAGATGATCCAATATCCTATTACACCAAATGAAGAACAAAAAATATTTGAAAAGGCTAATAAAACTGTAGAGTATAATTTAACTGATTTTGGAACAGGTTTTGCAGATGAAAATTTATTAGCTATTGGAGCTAATTACTTAATGGAAAACCAAGATTTTCCACCAGATGAAAACTATAATCCTAAAGAAGATCAACAACTTATACCTTATGCAGATAGTTATGATATGTTTATGTTTAGTAAAAGCCAAGCAGAAACAACATCAATAATTAATAAATTAAAAAATCAAGCAGAAACAAATTATGCTAGTCCTTGGTATCATTTAGGTAGAGTAACTGGAGCTTTTACAGATCCTTCAACTTTATTATTATTTACTAAATTAGGTAGTACAGCTAAATTATTTGGTACAGCATTTGCTGCTGAAGAAATAGCTAAACAACAATTTGATGTTACAAGAGAAGATTCTTATGTTCCTTGGACTGTAGCAGGTGGATATGGATTGCCATACATTTTAAATAAAATGGCTAAAGGAAATGTTGGTGCAGCAACACAACAAAAAATTATAGAAGGAGATAAAGCTATAAATACTATACCTAAAAGAATTGATCAAAAATTATATGAAGATGGAAAGTTTATTAATCCTACAGAAAAACCTCCAACACCAGGAAGTGTAGGAGCTGCTGCTAATGAAGAAAAAATAAGACCAACACCTAAACAAGAATTTGAAGGTGAAAGATTTGTTAAAAGTAATTTAGGAGTCTTTGGTGAAGATGGTCCTTGGACTAATGTATTTAGAACAACTAAAGCTATATCTAAAAATGCAAGAACAATGATTGCAGATATATTAGACACACCTTTACTTAAATTAAAAAACACTAAAGAGTATGGATTTAGATCTACTAATAGATCAATAGAAACAGAATTAAGAATGAGAGAAGTGGGAAACATAGAAGCTATGAAGGAAATCAAAGAACAATATATGTTAATGATTAAAAGAGTACAAGATGGAAAAGAATTTAAAACAGAGATTGGTGTTAACTTACATAATAGATTTAATGATAAAATGTCTTTAGCTGAGTTTGCAAGAGAAGTAACTAAAACAAGACTCAATGGTATGCAACATGATATTCCAGAAATAGCAGCTGCTGCTAGAGTAACACAACAAAAAGTATATGGTCCAATAGGACAAGAAGTACAAGATCTAGGTATTAGAAAACTTCCTATAGAAAGAGAAATAAAATTATGGAAATCTGTTTTAGATCAAATGGTAAAAAAAGGTGAAGGAACTAAAACATTTAGATCTAAAGTAGATGGTACACAAACTACATATTCAAGAACAGAAATAACAAATAAAATAGCAAAATTAGAAGACAGACTTAAAAGATCTAATAATCTAGTTAAAGATTATGTTAATATTATTTATAACAAATCTAGTATAGATGCTAACAAACCATTATTTAAACAAATAATTAAAGAAGATTTAATTAAACAAGGAAGATACATCAATGATAAAAAACTAACTAAATTAGTAGATGACTTATCAAATCATTTTCCTTTTATTAGATTTGAAAAAACTAAATACACTGATGATGTAAAAGATTTATTACTTGAAAGATATGTATTTAATAGACCTAGATATGCTAGATCTACAAGAGCTAGAGAATTAAATCTTTCAAAAGAAGCTCAATTAAAATTAATAGATAATGATTTTGTTGTTAGCGATATATTTTCTTTAATGAAAACATATTATAGACAAGTAACTCCAGACATTTTATTTACAAAAAAATATGGAGATCCTAATGGCTTAGGATATAAACTTATTGATGATGGAGCTGACTCTATGGCATCTCCAGGCTTAATGCAGGTAGCAGAAGAATATAATTTAAGAATATTTAAAGCTAATACTAAACAACAAAAACTTAAACTTGTTAAAGAAAAAAACCAAGTACTTGAAGATTTAGAAGCAGGTATAGAACTTGTTAGAGGTACATATGGTTTACCTGCTAATCCTCATGCTTGGACTTCTAGAGCTATGAGAACAATGAAACATTACAATGCTCTTACAATGCTTACAGGTTTTTTTGCAGCGACAGCTGACGTTGCTAGAATAGTTATGACTTCTGGTATTGAAAGAGGATTTAAAACACAATTTGAAATGTTATCAGATATGTTAGGAAAAAATGGTAGTCTTTTTAAAGCAGGTAAAAAAGAAGCTCAATCATTTGCTGAAGCAGTAGATATGATTACAGGACAAAGAGCTATGTTATTTTCTGATATTGGAGATATGTTTGGTATGACTTCTAAAATAGAAGGTATGATGGGTAAAGCAGCTAACTTTAATTTTATGTATGTAAACTTAATGTCTAGATGGACAGAGTTTATGAAAAGTGCTGCATCAGTTACTATTGGATCTAGAATTATAGAAGACTCTATTAAATGGAGTAAAGGTACTTTAGCAGATAAAAACAAAACTAAATTAGCAGCATCTGGAATTGATGAAGATACAGCTAGAAGAATAGCTAATTCATATGAACAACATGGAACTAAATTAAAATATAATTATATGGCTAATACTGCTGAATGGACTGATGACGCAGCTAAAAATGCTTTTGGTGGAGCTTTAAATAAAGATATAAATATTACTGTTGTTACTCCAGGAAAAGGAGATACTCCATTATTTATGAACTATGAGTTAGCTAGTACTATTGTACAGTTTAAAAAATTTGCAATGGCAGCAACACAAAGAATGTTAATGAGAGGTATGCAAGAAAAAGATTTAGATTTTTTATTTGGATCAATCTTATTAATGGGTACAGGTATGTTAGTTGATTCTGTTTATAGTACAATGAGATTTGATAAAGATTATAGTAAAATTCCTTTAAGTGTAAAACTTCTTAATGCATTTGACAGATCTGGATTAGGTGGAATTTATGTAGATGTTAATAGAGCAATAGAAGCTCTTACAGATAATAGAATAGGTATAAGACCATTAGTAGGTGCAGGAAGACCTTATGGGTCTTCTATGAAATCTAAAGTTGGTTTAATAGGTCCTTCGGCATCACAAATTTATAATATATTTGATATAATGTATGATGTTGGTGGAGGTAAATACAATCATTATACAGCACGTAATGTGCGTAGATTAATTCCATTTCAGAACGTATGGTATCTGGACTGGTTATTTGACGACATAGAAAAAGGATTACGCTAATGGCAATTAATATTTCTGATGTAGAACCACGAGTACAATATACTGCTACTTCTGGTCAAACATCTTTTACTGTAGGTTTTGAGTTTTTTACAAACACAGACTTAAAAGTATTTAATGGATCTTCACTATTAAGCTTTGCAGCTTCACCTAGTGATGCTACAGAATATTCTGTTACAGGAGCAGGTGTAACTGGTGGGGGATCTATTACTTTAGGTTCGCCTGGAGCTACTGTTAATGATATAATTACAATATCTAGAGATTTACCAATAGCTAGATCTACAGACTTTCCTACATCTGGAGCTTTTCAAATAGCTTCTCTTAATGATGAATTAGATAAATTAACAGCAATGGCTCAGCAATTAGAAAGAGATTTAAAATTTTCTCCTAGAGCTTCGGCAACAACAGCAAACACATTTAATATTACATTTCCTAACCTTGTTGCTAATAGAGTATTATCAGTTAACAGTTCAGGTAATGGTTTAGAGTTTTCACAAAATATAACAGACATAACTGCTCTTGCAGCAATTACTAGCGACATTACTGCTGTAAGCGCTATAGCTAGTGATATTGCAGCAGTAGAAAATATTAAAGCTAACATAACTACAGTAGCAAATGACGCTACTGATATTGGAGCTGTTGCAGCTAAAGCAACTGAAATAGGAAGATTGGGTACTGCTGATGCTGTAGCTGATATGGCATTATTAGGAACTTCAACTAATGTTACTAATATGGCTACCTTAGCTGCTAAAAATACTGAAATTGGTTTATTAGGAAATTCTGATGTTATAGCTGATATGGCTTTACTTGCAACATCTGATGTTATTTCAGATCTTAATACACTTGCTACAAGTGATATAGTAACTGATCTTGGTTTATTAGCGACTAGCGATTTTGTATCAGATTTAAATACATTAGCTACATCTGGTAATGTTACAGCTATTAGTAATGTAAGTGGTTCAATAGCAAGTGTTAATGAAGTAGCAACTAATCTTGGAAGTGTAAATGACTTTGCATCAAGATATAGAGTAGCTAGTTCTGATCCTTCTTCTAGTTTAGATGAAGGTGACTTAGCTTACAATACTACTGCTAATGTTTTAAAATATTATAATGGAAGTGCATGGATAACTATTGTTGCAGGATCTCTTACTGATCTTATACAAGATGGAACACCACAACTAGGTGGTGACTTAGATGTACAAACTAATTCAATTGTAACAACAAGTAATAGAAATGTTTTATTAGCTCCTAATGGTACAGGAGTTGTTGAAATAAAAGGAAATACTAATGGTGGAACAATACAACTTAATTGTGAAAATAATAGTCATGGTGTAAAATTACAATCTCCACCACATAGTGGAGGACAAAGCTATACAATAAAACTTCCAGCTACAAATATAACTGCTGGTAAATTTTTAAAAGTAGATTCAATAACTGGCTCAGGAGCAACAGCAGTAGGTCAATTATCTTTTGCAGATGTACCTGAACCAACATTACCAACAGTAGCAGATGTATCTCAAACTATTCCTCCAGCTACAGCTACAGATATAAATATTACAGGAACAAATTTTAGTGGAATACCAATAGTACAATTTGTTAAATCAAATGCACCAAATGCTGGTTCTATTACATCTTCTAATACAGTTAGTTTAACTAATGCTACAACACTTGCAGTAAACTGTACTTTAGCTACAGGAACTTATTATGTTAGAATAGAATTAGAAAATGGTAGAGCTGCAAGAAGTACAAATGCAATCTTAACTGCATCAACTGCACCTACATTTAGTACAGGAGCTGGTTCAATAGGAACTTTTGCTGGTAATTTTAGTGGAACATTATTTACAATTTCAGCGTCATCAGATAGTGCAATTACATTTGCAGAAACAACATCAGTTTTAGCTGGTGCAGGAGTAACATTAAATACTTCTACAGGTGCGTTGACGACTTCAGATTTTGGTGCTAGTTCAACTACACCAACTACATATACGTTTACATTAAG